CAATCCTGTACTCCATAAATGGTTCGTCTGGATGCCAAGAATCAATTCCTGAAAGTTCTTGCTTTTCTGACGGGTCTTTATAACCGACTCTAGCGGTAAATGTATCTGACTCACTTATCCAAACAGCATTGTACCCCATTGTATTGGTGATTACATCGAAAGTCTGTTTTTTAAGCGAGTCAAATATATTCATATTATCGAGCTAAAAGAACGTTAACAGTTGCATCGCCAGTCAATGCAGCAGTATGTGCATATCCTAAGAATACGTTAGTTGAAACAGTTGAAGTAGCGACTCCAGCAGCAATATAAACTTTTGCACCTTGTGCAAAAACAGAGGCGTCTTTTGCGACAGCGTAAACACCGTCTAAATTAACGACAGCAACCTCACCATTAGCGTAATCACCAGCAGCAATTCCAGCAGTAGTTCCAACGGTAACAATACTACCAGAGGCAATATCAGCACCAGCAGTAACCAGTATAGTTTTTCCTTTTTCTACAAAATTTTTCATTTTATATATTTTTTTAAAATTAATTTATCGTTTTAAAAACAGAGGCGATATTTAAACCGCCTCTATATTTTTTTTCTACTATGCCGGTGCTGCTCCGTTGTTACGATACAAACCTCTCCAGTCTAAAGCTTTTGCAGCAAAAATCAATCTTGCTTTAACTTCTAAGCCATCGATATTGAAACCTTCTCTTTGGTCAATAAATAATTCTTCTTCTCCCGCAAGGAAAGAGTATTCTACTGTATCCAAACTTGCCGGATCAGCAGCTAAGAACCATTCGTAATTTTCAATCTCAGCATCAACAACAAGTGTTAATCCAGTCAATGAACCCACAGGCGTATCAGATTGTTTTGTTGCAACGAAATTAACAGAAGTTAATTTTTGAGCTAAAAACTCGTTCTTTGGACCTACAATTAAATACTTTGGTTTCAAGTTTAATTTATTACCAGCAGCATCTTTTTGTTGTCTGAAAGAAGTATAAGCAGTTGTTAAGCTAGCTTCTGACAATGCAGTACCTCCTGTTGTTTGATTTGCAGCAGTACCAACAAAGTTATTGTGTGCAGCTGAGAACAAAGCATTACCGTCTCCCATTACTGAGAATCCATTTGCTAATAACATTGAATAAACAATGTTTGATTGCAATCTTGCAGCAGAAACAGCGAATGCTTGCGGAATTCTATCGAATGCTGATAAATCATCATTGATAATTGCTTCCCAAGTGATACCAATAATTTTTCCGTATTTAGCAAGTTTGTAAGACTCACCATTTTCAGAAAATGTACCGTATTTGTACTCAGCACCTTCCTTAACTTCTTCTAAGTTACCCAACATTTCAGATAAACGAACACGTGTAACGGCTCTAAAATCATTCATAGTTGAACGTCTTGCCCAAGAAGTAAATGTACGTTCCTGAATAGCGTATTGCGCTAACAATGTACGGTTAACTGTATCCATTAACAATAATGGAAAATCAGTTGTGTGGTGTAATCCACGGATTTTGCCTCCAAGTGCAAAGGTTGCAATTTCTTTGGAAGACATACCAGCGGTACGAACTCCTGAACGAATCAACGATTCCTCAGCAAAACGAAGTAAATTCATTCCTCTGAATTCGCTTGCAGCTCTTACGTTTTCTTCACCCATAACAGATGCAGCACGTGGATCAACTCTCAAAACAAGTGCGTTTGCCATTGCTGAACGAGTTTTTTCCTTGTCATCCTGAACCTGTGCAACAGTTGGATTTGGGTTTGCTGGTTGCAATTTTTCCCATTCCACCAAAGCACGTTGTCCGGCTGTGGCAAGGTCAATGTTTTCTTCAATTAAAGCATCGGCAACAGCCTGAGGAAGCCCTAAAGCTCGACAGTGTGCCGAAATACCTTTGATACGCGCGCGCTCTTCGGTCGCAGCTGCCGAACGTGTTGCGTTTTCCTTGGCTTTTCTTTCCAATTCCAAAGCAGCTTTTTCTTCTTCAGTCATTTCGTTGTTATTTAGATTAATATTTTCTTTTTGTTCTTCAATTTGCTTTTCAATAGCCTCTTCTATTTCTTCGGTAGCTGGTTCAATTTCATTTATAACAACTTCGTGTTTCCCATCCTCTGAACGTACACGGCTGTTTTTGTCTGCCTGTACAGGAACGAATGAAATTTCAGTAGCTTCCCATTTTGTGGCCTTGTAAACTGGTTTTGAGCCTTCTGAACGTGTAACCTGATACTCATATACATTATACCCAACGGATACGCCTGTAATTATCTTATCACGAACCTTGTTCATTAATTCGGTATCATCTTCCGAAGTACCAAAACGAATTTTAGCCACTCCAACACCGTTTTCAAAACGAGCATCTGAAATTACTCCAACTACATTTTTAGAAACTTTTCCATAACGTTCATGATTATCCAAAGCAGGTGCACCAGCATTTAAACGGCTTAAATCTCCGTTTTCTGGTTTACAAACTAGAATTTCATCAACCATTTCATAAGAATCCCAGTCAAATGTTCTTACAGCTGTTTCAGTAGCGAAAACTACTTCTACAGTTCTGTCCGTTTCATTGAAACTTTCAGCTTTAAACTCAGCACGTGTGCGCTGGTTTGGCATTTGGACTATTTTTTTAGTTTCTGGCATAATATTTTATTATGTGTTAGACGTGTTTTTTAGTCACACGTTTTACGTTTTACAAATATATAATTTTTTTCAATTACACAACGGTTTTTGAATTTATTTTTTAGACTGGTTTTTATTCTGATTTTTATTCTGATTTGCAGTAGGTTCAGAGGCTTCCGTTTCAGCTTCCTGAATAATCCACTCAACATTAATTCCAGCTTCTTCAAACATGGTTTTATCAGCTTTCATTTGCTCTAATAAAGTATCAGGGTTATAGCCACGACGTTTGCAAGCTTCTGTCCACGAAACAAGCCCAGATTTAAGTTCCAGAATTAATCCGTTCATTTCTTTAACAGGATCAATCATTTCACGTCCTTGTGGTGTCCATTCAGCACCTGCGTTTTTAGAAATAATCATTTTTATTTTTAAGCCTTCAATAAACCAAGACCAGATTTTATCACAGAATTGAGGGATAAACATATTGTACTGCCAATCTTCAATTTGTCTTTGTGCTTCGATCCAACCCATACGACCACTAGAGAAATTCACATTTCCCATATCCCCTGTAAGTTGTTCGTACGTGATTCCGTAACCAGCAGCGTTTTTTTGCTGATTCTTAGAAACGTATTCCGAAAAACTTGAAGGCGTTGGAGGATTATTAAAAGTTACTGTTTCACCAGGAGCAAGACGCTCAATAATTCCAGGTTCCATTCTGTCAATTTCCTGATGTGTATCAGTGTCTAAGTTTCCTAATCCGTCACCTGCTTCCTGCTTAGTTGTAAAGGCCACGTGACAAGCAGCAACTTTTTGAAGCATCAATTGAGCATCTTCGTAATCTGCTAAATCACGCATTGATAACATTGCCGAAGTACCAAACGGAACGCCTCGAACTTGTTCTGGAAACTCTTTATAAAACACGTGTATCATGTCGTCAGAAGAAACGAATTTAGGTGCTAACTTCATTGTATATTCATTGTTCGGGTTATGATCAAAAACCCAATAACCAACACGTTTGCCTTGTGAATTAAATTCAACTCCTTGAACCACATAGTTTCCAGCACGTTCAGAAATCATGTATGAGTTCTTTGTGTGGTCAACCATGTGAGGCGCAAGTACCTGCAATTTAATAGGATGTCTGGAGCTTGAATCCCTACGCTTTAAAATAAAAATCTCTCCCTGCATAGCTATGTTACGCATAGATAAGGACTGCAAACCGTATTGAGTGAAAAACCCATCAAAATCACATTCAGTTGTTTCTGCCCAAGCCTTCCATTCGTCTTTGATTCTTTGAATTTCGTTCTTTGATAAATTAGAATCTGATTTTACAGGCGTTGGCATGATACCAGTACCGACAACATTATTCTGAATAGTACGAATAGCCTTGAAAACCGAAGGATCATTCTTGTATCCATGAATAGAACGCTCACGAAGTATTTTAAGTGACTTCTGAATGTCGTTATTAGCGTTTTCGGTTGTATTGTATGGCGCCCATCCATCACCACGACGTCCTTTTGTTGCTCCATCGTAAGCACGAACGCTAGAATTAATAGTTCTTTCTAAAGCTCTATATTTGGCACGTTCAGCACCAGCCTTAGGATTAAATATGGATATTGTTTTGTCAATTAAGTTCATTATCTACAGTGATTAGTTCCTTTCGAAAAACTAGCGTATTTTCGTCCGTTATTAGTATTTTGTTCAGGAAATAGGCAATTTTTCATCATTAATTGGATGCGAATCATTTCGTCAAGACTTCTATAGATTACTTTTTTGTCTCCATAATGCACTTCTAACGCTCCTGAAACGATAGCATCACTCAGGGTTTGATATTGCAATAATGTATATTGTGTACACGCCATAAGATAAATTTTTGTAAATATATGAAAAAACCCCGATAAATTGCACTAAGATAAATTAAATTGGTAATGGCATCATTTTTAATGACGCAGTTGATACATGGGTGTAAATTTCTGTAGTTTTACTACTGCTATGTCCTAAATGTTTTTGAATAATTCTTAAGTCGGTTCCAGCTTCAAGAAGCGCAGTAGCATTAGAATGTCTCAATAAATGAAAATGGTATTTTTTACCTAAATATTTTTTAACAATATTATTACAGCTTGTATGAGAATATTTAGGTTCAAATTGTCCATTAAACAAATATTCCGTTGGTTTATATTCTGTAAAATAAACTCTTAATATTTCAAGTATTTTTTGAGATAAAGCAACAATACGATCTTTTCTTCCTTTACTCTGTCGAATTGTAATTATCATTCTTTTACTATCAATATCAACTATTTTTAAATTACAAACTTCTGAAACCCTCATTCCTGTTGAATAAGCCAATGAAATAATTGCTTTATGTTTTGTGTTTTTAATCTTTGAAATAACGTCTAGCAAATATTCTTTTTCAATTATTTTAGGTAATTTTTTTTCAGACCTTGGATATTCAATGTGTTTGAATTTCAAAGGTTGTTTTCCTGTCAACTGATAAAACAATTTAACTGCTGAAATTCTATGCTTTCTACCGTTAATAGAATTGGCTAATAATAACCAATCTTTTATTTGTCGTTCTGAAATTTCAGACGGCTTTGTTGCTTTATAATTAAAATGAATTAAAAACAATTTTACTTGATTGCAATAATTCAAAATTGTATTTTCTGAATAATTTTTAAATTTCAAATCTTCGGAATACAATTCCACATACTTTCCGATATTCATAGTCTTGAGGATTAAGTTTATTGGTGTTTACATACGGTGTTTACAAATATTAGTTAGCGGTCAGTTTTAGACAACCAATCGTAGTTAGACGTTATCCATTCTCTCGTTGGATTCATTATGTTAGTGTAGCGTTCGGATTCATCAAACGAAGATTCAAAATAACCATCTTTAAATTGTCCTTGACATCCATATCTAAAAAGGCTTTTTCTTAATATTTTTTCAGCTTCTTTTTTACTTAGTTTTTCGGGAAAATCTTCGCTATTATTATAAAAATAATCGGTAAGTGCAACTACGAAAACTCTAAGCGTGATATTGTGTTCAACTCGAACTACAAATATGTTTTCGCCACCTTGTAAAATATATTTTTGCATAATCAGTAATTAAACCGAACCGCTAACAGTCGCTATATTTCAGCGTTTTATTTAGTGGAATTATCGGTGGTTAATAATATTTTGTTTTCGGCAGAAAATTTACGGTTACAAGCCACGCCGAAATTATAGCGACGAACCGTTATGCCTTATTTTCACTCAAGAACATATAAAAATATCTTTGTTTAATTAATATTCCTGTTCTAATATGAAAATAAAGCTGAATGTTCCGTTTTTGTTTTTTCTCGGCTGATAATGTTATAAAGTCTTCACACTCTTTTTCTGTTCCTGTAAAAACATTTTTATTACCACCGTTTTTCCAATAGCCATTGCCCATCCAAACAGAAAAACAAGGCATAACATCGTGTATAAGAGATTGCTTATTCGGTTTTGTATCTGAACTCATAATTCTTTAATTCAATTATTAGTAATTTTTGGAGGTATTGGGTTCAATCGGCGCAACCTCCCATACACGCCGTCCGTTATGTAAACATTTATTTACGCAAATATAAACATTAAATTTAATTAATTACCAATATCCGCTATTTTTTTTCTTTTTAATTTCTGGTTTTTTTACAGTTTCAGAAATTTGTTCAACAATAACGGTACTTTGAGATTTTATTTTATCCCAAGTATCGTCTTTAAATCTATCTATTCCGATTATGTAAGCAGCAGCACGGGCGTAATTACGAACATCCAAGGCTTCGTTTCTGGCTCCTGCTTTCTTTGTCCATTGATACTCTGCAAAACCTTTTTTATTGATAACCTGAACTTGTTGTTCAGCTGTAAGCATTTTAAAATAGTGACGGTCGTATTGTGGGAAGTGACAATATCCTTCTGGATATGTTTCTACTCCATCAACTTCGGATGCCTTCAATTTAAGAAACCCGTACAATTCAGATTTCAATAATCCAGTTCCCAAATACCAAATCTTACGGCTTTCTATTTTTTTACCACTACGAGCCACGTTGTAAGCACGTGGAGGCGAAACCATAACATCTTTAACAGTATCACGCCCCATGATTGGAACTACTTTCGAATACTGAAACTTAGAAGTAAAATCATAAACTGTTGATGTTTTATAACCTGCATCTATACAGGTTAAGTTTATCGACATTAAATAATCTCCACAGTCGTACTGTTTATTTATTTGTATTCTCAATTGCTCCCAGACTTCAGGCTTTGAAGTGTCACCAAGAAAAACAAAATATTCAATACTCCATGTTTCACGACCACGACCCCAACCAACAACTTCGCCCTCGACACGGTCTCCTTGAATATCTACACCCATGGTTAAGAAATAAACCCCTTCTGGAATTGTTCCAATTGGGTAATCTTCACGACGATTGTACAGATTTTCGCTGTCAGGTGCGTCGCCTTTTATTTTGAAGGTTTCGCCTAAAACAGTATTTACAAATGTTCGATATTTATTTACATCATTTTTAACTTTTAGATAATCTCGAATTAATTCGCTCCATGCGTAAAACCCAGCAGGAGAATACAGCGAGCTTAAGTGATAGCTAAATTTTCGGGGATTATTTGAAATTGCTGTAGGTATCCATTCAGCATTACCCCCGTGTCCTTTTTCTGCAAGCATTGCGGTTTTGTGACGTTCTTCATGTAAAAAACCACATTCAGGACACGCCATTCTTGTAGTGTCAGGATTATTTTCGTCATAAGTCAAATACTCAAATTTAAGCACAAACAATTCATTACACCCTTGGCATTCTACATTGTAATATCTTTGGTCTCCATCTAAGAATTCAGCCCAAATAACAGATTCTCCTTCATTGGTCGGAGTACTGGCTAAAAACAATTTCCTGTTCTGGAACGTCCTTGCTCTGGCGCGTGCTAAATCTACAGGCGAACCTTCTTGTCCTGCTGACAATGGGTAACGGTCAACCTCATCCAACATTATTTTTGCAGCAGGAGTACTCGATAATCCAACTGGACTATTTGCTCCGATCATCAGCAAAACTCCACCTGGAAAACTTTTTGAAGTGATCGTGTTTTCGGCATCCTTGGAACCAACCGCCTTAATTTTAGAACTCAATGACGGAGCTGCATCAATCATTGGCTTTATTCTGGTACGGGAATTCTTTTTTATAGCTTCATCCGTTGGCATTACCAGAAGAATAATTGATGGGTTCATATCTATCGAATACCCAACGAAGTTATTCATTGTCTCGGTGGCTCCGACCTGTGCGCCTTTAGCGAAAACAATTTCCTGTGCGTGTGACGTTTTACCTAAATGGTCCTGAATCTCACGAAGAAAAGGAGTTCGTTCCACTCGATAACGTCCAGGTTCAGCAGACGAAACCGAGGTAAGGAATCTATTTTGATTAGCCCATTCCGAAACAGTTAAATTCGGAATAGGGCGCAATCCGTTTGCGAATGGCTTTCGAATCAATAATTCTTCATCTATCATTTTAATTCACGGGAGTTTATATCAGCCAATAATTCTAATGTACCATGTATTTCGTCAACTAATATTTTTCGTGCCTCATGTCGTTTTTCGGCCACGGCTAAAATTCTATCGATAACACGATCAGGAATACTTTCGAATGCGTTTCTTATTTCTTGTCCGTATCCAAACAAAACCGAGTTTACTTTATCAATTGGTACAAGTTGTCCCTGCTTTTCTTTGTATGTAATCTGTAAAATTTTTGCCTTCAAAACAGCAGTTACTCGCTCGGCTTCTGGCTTCTGAATCTTATCATCCAATTCCTCAGAAACTGTTTCATCATCCAAATCGTCAGCTTCAGCAGTTGGGAGTTTTTCATGCATTATTTCGTCGATGACTTCCTCAATAGTTTCAGCTTCTTTCTTTTGTTTTTTTGGAGCCGATATGGGTTTTACCGATGTTGGTTTTTTTGCGACTGGTTTTTTAGTTTCAGCAGACGGATTTAAAAATTCTTTCAATACAGGTTTCCCCCATTCATTGCAGGCAATAGCAGGAATGAATTTACCGTCAGCAGTCAATCCTTCTAAAATTGATCCACGGTTTTTTGCTTTACGAACAGCTCCTTCGGATTGTGGAAGTAATACGGAAAGTACTAGACGAAATCAAAAGGAAAGTTCATTCAAAACCTAATATGTAGCAATCCCGCATA